GCAAAGGTGCAATGAAAATATAACAAAGAAAACGGGTACTTTATCGGATGCTTACCGAGAAGTTTGATTATGAATAAGAAAAAAGCCCCGAATCTTTCGTACCGAGCCGATCACATGACTATCACATAAAATAATCTTTTATAGCATAAAGATAGCGATACTTTGGAGGTGGATAAAGAAAAACCCCGAATCAAAGAGACGGGGCAATATAAAAAGGATTTATCATTAATAGAACACAACTTATCTCTAAAATAATAAATCAATAATGATTGTTTGGTACAATTACTTTAGAATCTTTCATCATACTAATATATGCTTTCAAAAATGCTTCGGCAGTATCAAGATTAGACTCAACATTAGAAGGATTATATATTCCTATTCCATCTGCATCTTGCGGTTTTGTCAAATGACTTGTATACCAGTAATACAAACCACCTTCCTTTTCAATTCTTGCATACACAGTTACCATATTATCATATTTATCTTTCACCGCATAAGTGAATTTTTTTATTGTTTTAGCCATATGATGATTATATTTATAAGATATACAGATTATATACTCAATCTTAATTTCAAATTGGTTTTTGTAGGACAGCAAAATCTAGTAAGAACATCAATAGGCAAACTAAATGCAGTTGCCATTTCCTCATTTGAGTATTCCAATTCATTCTTATGAAGTTTATAAGCTTCATTGTACATATTCGGCATATCAATATATACATTCACAGGTTCGCTTTTTCTATATCCTCTTCTACTTAGTTCAATACTAAAATATTTATATTTTTCGTTAGTAATACATTTCAAATCTTTTGCCCTACGTACAATAGATGCCATGGAGGTTAACCAATATCTTTTTAATTCCACCAAATACTGCAGTTTTAGTCCACGTAAGGAATTTGATATAGCATCAGAAGGCATAAGGAATTCTGAAGCAAATCTATTTGCTTCATCTTCTTTATCCCTATATTCAGAGATTAGAAACTCATTTGAAGTATGCATGATCAAATGTCCCAGTTCATGTGCTAAAGTGAATCTTTTATGGTCATTACTAAAATTCTTATTAATAATAATCACATAATATCCACCATCTGTCAAAAAAGAAACCCCGTCAAATAGATCCACATCATAATCCAATTCTATGATTATAATCCCATTTCTTTCCAGCAAAGAGAATATATTCCGAACCGGTTCATCTTTCAAGCCTAAATACTTCCTGGTGTACTGAGCCACGGTTTCGGGTGTATATCCATCTTCAAGGTCAATCATTCGAAATGACATATCTGGAAATTCCACAGACTCCCCCATTTGGTCTACAATATAACCTAATAACTTGTTTGAAAGGTCTATTTGGGAACGTTCATTTTTAGTCATTCCTTTCTTCCTTCGGTAATGCGCATTTTCTGCAATATTTGAGATTTTCTTCTCATAAAAGTCAGTTGGAAATCCCAGAAAATCAATTATGCGATTAAGCACATCGGTAGATAAAGGACCAATACCCTTCTCATACTTAGATAAATTGGATTGTGACAATCCAACAATCTTAGAAGCAAGCTCGGTTTGTGAGTAACCTCGATATTCACGAGCAAATATTATCTGCTTATAGTTGATTTCCATTTTTGCTATCAGTATTGTTGTTTTCTAAAATAAATTCGGTGATGTATTATATTATTAATTATTTGTTCCTTCTTTCTTTTTGATATTTTGGCGTACAGAGAGAGACGCAGCGGCTGGCTGAACATCCATTGTTCTATTAACTGTAGAAATATCATTTTCAGAAATAGTCCATCTCACTTTGTTTTCATCGATATAAACCAATTTTGGATTTATAATCTCCCCAAAACGACTTTTATTATATCCAAAAAATAAAATAGGTTCTATCCCGTTATCATACATATCAAACAAATAACCTTGCTCTTGGTTCTGAATAGATGATGAAAAACGAGTTGGAACATTCATTGGCATATTTTTACTATTTAATTTCTTAAAAAGCATAATATATCCATTAACTCTAAGCATAAATCTTTTGTACTTTCCAAATGTCCAGTCATCTTTAAAAACAGACTGAACACTTTGAATTATTTTTGAGTTTAAGAGGGAGGCTTCAAATCCTCGACAACGAGCTGTAAACGGGGTTTGTATTACCTCTTTTTCATAATTACGTACAGCATTCCAAAAAGCATCAAATAGCTTTTCTAACGACTCACGAAGTTCGTATTCACATTCTTTAGCGTTTATTATACGCTTCCTTTTGGCTGTTTCAGCCACATTCTTTATTTTTGCCATAAATACAATTTTATATTTTTACATCACCGAATTTAAAGTTTATCTCTGCGCCAACAGAGATATTCTTTTGCTGCAAAGATATATATTATTTCCACAATATTGTATTTTCTCACATATAATTTCGCCAAAAAATTGTATTTTCAATAGAAGAAAGCCTTATTTCTTAAATTTACACACCAACCATCCCGCAAGAATCAAGCCAATGACATAGCAATAAACTTTATCTTTATGCAAATCCCACCAAGATAATTCGACTACCTTCTCTCTTTGATTTAGTAAAGCATTCACCTTGTTACTTATAGTATCAAGGCGATTCGAGAACTGCTGCAAAGTAATGGATAATGTTTCATCAACTTCTGTTCGTTCCTGATCCTGCTTGGATGCAGTAGTAGTACTTTCTTTGACCGGATATTGCTTTCCTGACGAATCGGGAGCAGACAAGTAAACTGTTTTATTCTCAATCTTCAGATCACTCAACTTGTCAGTAGTAATTTTCGTCTGTTTATTCACATCCAGCCGTAATGATTCAATTAAGTTTCGCAAATATAAGAAATCTTCTGAATAGTCAATTTGCTTTTGAGTTTCCATATTCCGGGAAGTCTTGCAGGAAGCAAACCATATTCCCGACATCAGGAATATGGTTATATAAATTAGCGCTTTCATGGTCGGATCACTGTATTACGAAGAAAATTAGAAAATTCACTCCTAACATCAAAGCAGGGACAAGCCTTGATATATTCCCTAAACTCTACCTCTCCGCTTCCGTCCAGATCGGGCGAAGTATCACGGTGTCCGAGTACTTCAATTATAGGATATTCCTTACAAAGCTTTGCGACCAATTCGCGTAGTGCTGCCCTTTGAGCTGGAGTACGAGTATCAGCAGGCTTTCCGGCTGCATCTAAGCCACCGATATAACAGATACCTATACTGTGCTTATTATACGAAGATTCGCTAAAACCTTTCGTATTGCAATGCGCTCCATCGATGGAAAGCGGGCGACCATTCTCAACCATTCCGTCAAGGTCAACAATGAAGTTATAACCGATTTGATTGAATCCCCGAGCCCGGTGCATCCGGTCAATGTCCTTTGCTCGCAAGTCTTGCCCGGCACGTGTTGCCGAGCAGTGAATGATGATTGAGTCTATATCTTCTCTTTTCATATATCCTTCCTCCTATAATATCAATGTTAATACTCCCAACGCCAGACCCACACAATCACAGATGATGTCTTTAATTGAAAATTCTGTTTTCTTGCAGTATTTGTCGTATACTTCCTTCAGGACGAAGATCACGACGGTTATAATGATTGCTAACCACAGTGGCGTATATTTCGATAACCACATTACCAAGTTCTGGCAGACTATAATGTGGGCCATGCCGTCTATTCCGATCTTGGATAGAAGCTTGCTGGCTAATGCGCTGATTTTATTTATGTGATTCATCACCCTTTACTTCTTTATTGTTGTTAAGCCTATCAACCAAACTATTAAACTTCCCATTAACATAAATCCCAATCCCAAATATACTGCCAGCATATATCAGGCATTGAGCAAAAAACCACAATACACTGTCATGAATCTGACCTAATGGCTCTACAACAAAACCTGCAACGGATAGTCCGACTCCTGCAAACAACATTCCCACTGCGGTCCATACTTGTATATCTTCTTTTGTATTCTTTTTCATACTAAACAGGTTAGATAAACGGTCAACAATGAAATTACCTCAATCCAGAACATCGGCTTTCTCTTTATGAAGTCGGAGATGAAGTTACCGGTCCAGTGCTCACTCATGGAGATAGCCATGTACGCAATGAATCCAGCCCATAACAATAACCAATACCAAGAATTGCAACCTACCCATATCTGGGAGAAGATTAAAGACATGGCGGCACCGATACAATGGGCGGTTTTCTGGCTTCCTTTGAAATTGGGAGATACACCCAATACAATCATCCCGACAACCGAAAGGAATACAAGAAACTGGCTGTTTTCCGTACTTGCTTCAAATGCTGCCGGAAGAAGCAATGCACCGGAGCCGATCATGCACAAACCGAACCAAAACTTATGCGTCAGGGCATAGTAGGTGTCACTGATAGAGTAAGGAATTTCCTCCATCTTTTTAATCATTGCAAAGACGTAGCCGGCAATGAGGATGAACGACATTAATACTAGTAGAATCATAGCTTTATCTGTTTATAGTTTATAATACAAAATTGAGTTTCTCCGGATAACCGGTTTTATAATTATAGTAATTAACCTCTTCTTTGCTAAGCAAATTTTTCACGGCTGCAATATGAGCCTGTGTAGTATTGTAGCAATCAAGAGCGTATAATTCTAATTGGTCAAGCATATTTAAAGCGTCATTTACGGGAATTACATACTTCTCCGCATTGTACCACAAAGTAGTATATACCCGGCCCGCTTCTTTTTCTATGTTTATTGAGTTGACTAATCCTACACGGGTGTCTTTATCCAGCCATATTTGTTTTCCGTCCAGCGTCAAGGAGTTTACAGCATCCGACTTGTCGTAAGCGTTGATCTCTGCGATCTTTATCTCTTTCAATTCATCAATGGTGTACTCATGCTCAACCAATACCGGGTAACCGCTTTCGTTCTCCTTGATTTCTTTTCCGGATGATTGACCGTCAAGCAATTCCTGCCAGTACTCCACCGATATTTCTACTGCTCCTTCTTGTGGTTTATCATAGAAACCATTTTTCCAATATATTTTTCCCATAATATTACCTCCTTATTTCCATCTACCAATTGCAAACCATGTAAAATTCCAGCTAGTCCAAACAATAGCCGGAGTTGAATTTATTCCACGGGTGAGAACTCTACAATATGATGTATATTTACCATTAAGGTCATACCCCGGAGCATATATAAAAGATTCACCTGTATTATTTACTGCTCCAGTGAAATAAATGTTATAATCAGTATTATAGAAACTGGTAGGAAAATACAGATTAATTGCCCCCCCGGTTGCTCCGACTCTTGTCCCCCACTGTATCAAAAGCCCATTATTGAACTTGGCATAACCATTTGCTCCCAAAGAAACCGTCATGGCGTTGGAAAGGTCGGCTTTAGCCAAGTTGGGTATCATTGCCAATAGTTCTTCAATCCTAGCTCCCGAATATTGACTGTTATAATCACTCATAGAACTTACTCTTTATAACGTTAAACGTACTACCGTCAGACAGTAGAAACCGTCCTTCGGTCACTGCAAATGCCTGTCTTTTCCCTTCTTGAGATACCGTAGTAGAAACGGAAACCGGATTATTGCCCTTAGTAGTCGAGAACACGACAGTTTGTTGCCTGTCCAATCCTTCATTGGCAACATCGCTCATTACGCTTGCGACTCCATTAGAGCCGGGCGTAATGACAATGCTTCCTTCTCCTTCCTTCCAAGGTACAAGTATATCCATTATGCGGCAGTCCAAGAAGTGTTAGACGTAACAGTAACGGAAACAGCTGAACCGTTTTGAGGAATTGTAATTTCTGTTGGGGAAACGGATAGTTTTGCGTCTCCTGCTGCCTGTTTGATTGCAATCTGTACAGCCTGACCACCGTTTGCGGTTACTTTTAATGTTCTTACAACTTCTTCAATAGTTTCATTTGCTGGGAATTCAAGTTCTATGGAGAATGGGAACTCTGCTGTAGCACCTGGGTCACCTGTGATGCTAGCCGCATTATCTGTCTGTGTCCCATTCGCACTATATTTCGCTGGAATGGAAACATCTGATACGCTACCCGCCCATGCAAAGGTCAGCTTTTGAGAATTAGTCTTACCTTCAACTGTGACAGTCCCGGCAGCTTTGGGCGCTGACATTTCCGCTCCGTTATCAAAAGATGCAAACTCGGATTTAGGAGTTTGAGTTACTTTATAAGTTGCAGGAGTAGATACTCCGACACCCGTTATTGTCACCGTACCGGTTCTAGCTGTACGACCTGTATGAGCACTTGCACTGTTTGCAATTGTCCCATTTCCGCTTCCAGTTGAAGGGTTTAAATTTAACCAACTAGGCTTTGCCATAATTCAAATCATTAAGTAATTAAACAATAAAATTTTATTCTTTTGTTGCTGTGGTCCATACCACATTTGACAATACATCTACGTTATCTTCAAAGTTATTGGAGGGCATCAACCAGATGTAATCAGGCTCTACTCTCAAATAAGCATCTTTGCCAACGTCACAGACAATCCCTACCGACACTTTAATTGAACGGCTGGGATTTACAGAGACATTTATCCCAGACAAAGGAGATGTGCCCACCTTTATTCCTTTCGAGGCTTCTATGTTAACCCGTATGCATCCCATATTATACAATTCTTATTCCGGTTGCCGACTTGTCTACCTCCGGTCTTATTCCTCCTTCATAATCAGTGTCAGGAAGATAAGCCGTGGTTTCTATCCAAATTTCTCCCCTCCCTATGATGTTGGTATCAAGGAAACAAGTATAGCTGTTCTTATCATTACGTACCATTTCCGACTTCTTGATCGTCTGGGAATTGAGAGTTACAGAGAACTTGCATTCGAAATCTATGTCATCCATTGTCAAGCCCGAAGGTAGTTCAATAGATACTGCTAATTTTATGATCGTTCCTTTTGCTACCATTGTTTTCAACTTATTTATTCTTCTTGTGATAGAGCATTGCTGACAGCTATTCGATCAATGACACGAGTAAATAACTGCGCATACTTTTTTAGAGATTTAGCTTGTTCAGGGGATATATCAACTTCTCCTTTCCGGTATATATCTTGAGCAAGATTAAATTCTCCAAGATCACCTGTATTTTGATAAATCGCATTTCCGAATGCTTTAGATACATCGACGGTACTCTTGTTCCCTTCGAGATCGGTTAATTCTATTTTTCGAAAGTCTATTTTCATAATTATTTTGGAAGAAATAAATTATTCACAATATATGGAGCAACACTTGTTTGAATTTCTGCTGTGATAAAAGTTTTAAATCCCCAAGCTTCAATACTATAAGTTTGAGAATTAAGATGGTTGTATATTACCCTTTTGGGATAATTTGAGTTATTAACAACTGTAATTTCTTTATACATTGCGGATTCGCATATTCGTAGTACGCTATCCCCGCTACCTTCCATAACAACACAGTCAATTGGTCGACCTGATTCAGGATATTTATGTTCTGAAGTATCAGTGCCATATCCATATACATGCACATAAAAATTAGCACTGTAGCCAGCAGAAACTGTTATTTTAGTCATCTTGTAATGCCCGAATTCGCCACGGCACCAGATGTCAGAAGCGTAAAATCTCCAAGAACGCTTTTCGGTTTCATTGTAGCCCTGTTGATACAAATCACCAGAAATCCAAGTTTTTGAAAAATCAATATTAAGCGAAGATGAAACATTACCTCCAGACCCATCAGAGTTAAAAGAAATCTTACCTTGTATGTTACCTTCATTATCAACAGCTTGCAATTCCTTAAAGGTTCCCGTTGCCCCCTTTAATTTTTTTACTTCCAAAGTATCAACATTAATAAAATCGGTTATTATCTTTCCCGCCTCTATGAATGTCTTTCCGCCTACTGTTATTCCACCGGTTTCAGGTAGGGCAATTTGACCTTCTTTTGTCAATTCAACACCCGTAACATTATGCTTAAAAGCCCCTCCGGTTATCATCCAGCCCTCTGTTTTCTCAAGGTTCCCCACGAATATTCCAGAAGTTCCTAATACATCAATCGTCGCATTCTGCGCAAGAAGGACGTTTGTTGCCACGTTTTCGAACTCGCTGAACTCTTCCCACTTCGTTGAGTCAAAAGAGGAAGTAGACGTATGCGTGATCTTACAAAGTTTGTTTTGACCGTCATAGATTACTGTATCTATGAATGTCTCATTGTTATAATACTCGGTATTGGCTTTCCATACTCCACGGGGACGGAGCATTGCACCGGGTAATCCTGTTTTTCCTTGGCTTCCAGTGATGCAAGCCGGATCGCTTTCCCATGTCGAACCATTCGTATAAGTTACCTTTGTTTTAGTCCATAGGTACTTACCATCCTCCCATTGGGGAGACGTGGTAGACCATGATCCGCCTTCCAATGATGAAGAAGAGGTTGACAGGTAAAATAACACATCAACGGCACTTATCCCTACGCCATCGTTTCCGCTTGTTCCCTTTCCACCTGTTACACATACCGGATCTGTCTCTGTATATGTATTGTTAGTGTAGGTGATAACTACACGTGTCCAGATGTATTTGCCGTCTTGCCATGCCGGAACAGAAGTCTGCCACGATCCACCGGTAGGCGTGCTGTATGATGTAGACAGGTAATATTGTTCGGCAACACTCTTGACTCCGATCCCAGTTTCACCCGTGGAACCGGTAGAGCAGATAGGGTTAGTGGTTGTTGATGTGCTGTCTGTATATGTTATTACTGATCTAGTCCAAATATATTTCCCATTTTCCCATGCCGGAGGCGTTGTGCTCCAACTTCCCCCTGTTAGTGATGTTTGAGAAGTGGATAAATAATATTGCTCTACGATACTTTTTACTCCTTTTCCTGAAGCTCCATCTTCCCCTTTAGAAATAACCTTCAACCAATCAGTAGAAGAATCTGACGGCTCCTGCGTAGTCGTAGATTCAATGCAAATCCATGTGCTTCCGTTGTGGGTTACTTCGTCGTAATACCAATACGTCCCCGCTTTCCATTCACCTTTGAAAGCCGGAACCGGTACTTCCGTCACACCATCATTTGAAATCTGTTTGATCGTACCGGTCATGTAGATTCTGTTAAGATATGCACTATGCCCGGTCATATCCATTCCAAACAGTTTCAGGTTAGACAAGTCTCCCAACTGCATGGCAATCATATCCTTTGTGATCTCCCAGTTGTTTACACCCTTAAGGAAACGGATATAATTCTGCGTGGAATAGCTGGACTTCTGGCGTTCCGCATTGGTGAAGTTACCGTAGCAAACAAAGTGCATAGCCTTTTGAGGATGGTAAGTATATCCGCTGCGGAGAACGTATTTAAAAGAACCATTATCCAGCTTTTCGGTGATCCGGAAATAGGTTGTCTGAAAGCCTGTGTCATTGTTGAAGTTAGCCTTGCAAATATCATCCACTTCAACAGCTGCAACCTCGCCCGGTTCAAGCTTCAGGTAAACGATGCTGCTCTCTTCGTCCACTGATTCGATTATACCGCCTCCGGGAGCGTTCCATTCCTCACCTGTGATAACTGATACCCGGTTATATCGCAATTCCGGCACTTCAAGGAAATCACGTAGGCGCAACGACTTCGCATCTATATCACCGGCTGGGGTTATCAGCCAGCCAAGTAACTTTTCAGCATAATCAACAGAAGATATATTGCCGGAGAAGGCGGCATTATTGGCTGTAAGCTTATCAAGCACCTTTACAATATTGCTGCTCAATTCTGTTGCAGTTATCGTGTCCGTTACAATACCTTTGGTAACGTTAATGCCGTTCAGGAATGAAATAAGCCCTAGTGCTGTATCATCTTTCGTCTTACTTATAGCATAAGCTATAATCTCCTGAAGCACTCTTTTTGCAGAGAATACGTTTCTGTCAGACGGGATTGTCTTGTCATTAACCCCAATAACATATACACTGATTCCACCACCTCCGACAGCAGAGCCGGAATAGGTTTGTCCCTTGTAAGTAAGGGAATCAAGCTTGCTCTCTATCTCTCCGATACGAGAATATGAGGCAGTTTCACCGACTGTATAAATCGGATGATCGTAAGGAATATCCAGCGGCCACTCGAAACCGATTATTCTTGATTGTCTGCCTCCCGGGAAAAATGCCTTATTTATCAGATTGATCTTAGCCCCGACTTCGTATGTACGGATATTACCCTTATTGTAGATGAAATCAGCATCCATCTCACAATCGTAGGTGGACGGGTCAATCATGGATTTCTTTACGTATTCCTTTGCCTTTTTGAGTAGATTCTGCTCTGCGTCCGGCAACATCTGTTCGGAGATGTATGCGGTATCAAAGCCGTAAAGGATATATGTGTCTGCGGGGACTTCTTCACCGTCCTCCATGTGTGCGGTTTGCGGATAAAGAACATCATCCGGAAGAAAGCGACCGTAATCCTCATTGCGGACAATTTCGAAGGTTGTTCCGGTGTTATCGCTTTCTACAATATTGATAGCAAAGTCCATTCCGGCAAGCTTGCCAGTTTGGAATATCATGTGAAGTTCCTCACCATCCAGCCTAAAATCTTCTGTAAAGTTCTTCAGTCCCGTATCTTTGAAATTATAGATCCGATATTCCTTATCGTTATCGTCTACCTTGTCATCGTGGCTGACACTGGATATTGTGCCCTTGTATTGGGGATATTCATCCTCAAATATAACGATCTCTTCGATTGCCTCCTCTTCCGGCATTTCCACGTTATCCGGATCATCATAATTTTCATCTCCGATGTTGATACGTTCACCGGTCGGGCTGTATTTATAAGCATCTACATAAGAAATGCCCTCCGGGAGCATAAGACGTTTCTGAACAACTCCGTTAAGAGTCATTTCCTTATCGTCTTTGCTGAAGTAGTTGTCGGGAACTTTACCTTTGATGATGTTATCAATGGTGTACCGGTTACCTAAAGAGGCTGTTACACCTTCCGGTAGTTGGATAATGTTTGAGTTATCTCCAGACAAGAATGTCGGATTATAAATCGCTTGAAAAGTCTGTCCGGCATTTGCACCGGTAAGGAATGTTATAGAGACAGAGTTACCATTGTCACCGTACTTTATATCTTCTTCTTTTAACAGGAAGTTGATTATAGCACTACTTGTTGAAGTTATATACCAAACACTAACCCCAACGTCTATAGAACAGTTTGAAGCTTGCGAAGGAAGGCTGAAACTTACAAGCTTGTCTTTTATTTCGAGAATTTCTTCAGTACCTACCGGTGCGGTTGCATTAACCTGCTCATTCAATAGGGTGATAGTTTCCTCTGTAGAATTTACAGTATAGTTTAATGATACCCACAATCTGAATATTCCGTTAAATCTTACCCCGGATGACATGATAGTCGAATACTTTATATGAGTAATATTAAACTCATAATTACCTTTTTCCAGAGTTCCTATGTTTGTCTTTTTAACAACGTCGGCTAAATTTGTCTCATTAACAGGAACATTTTCAAATACATAGGCGGCATTTTCGGGGAATGTCAACTTTACCTTATTCTCTATCTTAGAACTAAGAGGGAAATAGCTGTTTTTGAGCGGTCTTGACGTATCGGATATATTACGTCCATTAACCTCTTTTACGTCGAATATCAATTCTTTCCGGTAGCTGGAAGGAATGTTACGGGTAGAACCGAAAGCGTAGATACGGGTCGCATAAGTGGTCTGGCTGTCGCTGCGTGTCATGTTGTTGACATTCACATTTTCTGTGTCTGTCAAGTCACCGGCTTTGAAATCAACAGGTGAGCTGTATTCGCAACGTCCGAAGCAAATCTTATGATTCTCTATCCACCATTCACACTCCCATGTCTCCGCCATCTGTGTGAGAGCGTCGATCAGATTCACGTTATCGTAGGAAACGAGCTTGGAAGTGTTTTCCACTGTGCTGTCAATCTCGTATGTAAACTCTTCCTCTCTGAACTTGTATCCGAGTGCTTTCAGGTTATCAAGAAAGACTTTCAAATGCGTGTCAAGGGTAGCGGTAAGATTCCATGCGGCTTCGCGTCCGGTGGTTTCCGGTGTATAGAAAAACTTCTTGTTCTTCCATTTCCAGTAATAAGCATCAAGGCGGAGTTCGTAGTCGTATGCACCTGTCGTTGTATTGTAGGTAGGCTTATAAAGGTCTACAAGCTCGAATATTCCCAACTCATTGTCTACGTAGTCGCCTAGTTTGAAATAAACCGGATTGGAAAGGCTAAATAGCAAAGTGATATAATCTTCCTGCATCAAAAGGAAGCGTCTCTTCGCCCCCTCTTTAATAGGAGTCGAAAAGCGAATGTTGCCGGATATGTCTTTGATGTCTACTGATTCCATAACACACCAAAGTTCGGAGATAAAAGAAAGAGTACCCAATTTTGGGCACTCGCATATACGACAATGAAATCAATGTCGTAAATTAGGTCCTTAAACTCGGGTTTGGTTCACAAAACTTCATTGAGCATTTACCAAAAGTTCTGTCTAAACTCTGCGCATAGGTGATACTTTTACCTAAATAAATCAAGTGATAAATGTCACTGCTGTTAGCTGGAATCTGAATATCAATCACACCTTTGTATAATTCTTCAAAAAAAGCCCTTTTTTTTGCTTGATAATCAGATTTAGAATTGCCTTCTATGGTAAAAGAGAGCGTTATTTCCCGTTCATCAATTTTGGGATTATTAATTATTACACGTTTTCCATGTTCTAATCGGGATTTATTTTCAATAAATTCTTTCATAGGTAATGATGCACCAAGCACATCAAGGAATTTATCTCCCATTCTTACACCCCAAGTCTTGTAAGCATCTCTACCATTTATTAATAAATCTGCCATAACCATTTATTTTGTTGATAATCCTTTGGTATTGTTTTTAACTTCCGCCATATCCTTCTGCATTTGCTGGATGGGTTTTATTATTGCTCCGGTATTTTCGGAGATTTGAACAAGTTCGAGATATGAACTTGCTATCAAATCACGTGTGTCATCGGCTATATTTCTCGTTTCCGTATTTATGGAAATAAGTGTATCCGCTTTCATCGTTAGAATATTTAATGATTGGGATTGAGTTATACTTTGATTCTTAATTTCTTCTCCGGCTATTTGCAAGGCGGTGAAACGCCCGTTAAGCTCGTCGATTGAATCCTGTGACGCAGTGGCAAAGCCTTTCTTTGAAGCTTCTTGGGATGAAGAGGAAGAACCACCAACAATGGCATCAATATTCTTTGCTTCTTCTGTAGCAGCTTTTATAATATCATTCCAATCTTTTCTAAGATCGCTTATCTCTTCTGCTGTTAAATCAAGTTTTCCGTTTTCGTCACTATCAGCCAAAAGGGTATATTTTTTATAAAACTCTTGTGCTTTACCTCTTAGTTGGTCTATAACGAACGATTGTAATAAGGCGTTGCGCATTATCTCTTCAAAATCTTCTCCAAAATCTGCGATTCCTCTTTTTCCTCCTTTTAATCCTTCCAGTATTGCTTCTTCGAGACCTTGTGAAGTCGTTTGAAATAAATCCTCATTTAAAGTCTCTTCTAGCTCCTTAGTCTGGTCGTTGAGCTCTACAAATTTGTCAATAGCTTGTTGCATCCATTCCGGTAACTTAGACCAGATGTCGGCATTGCTTTTCATCGCCCAAATCACTTCCTCTGATATGAGTTTGTTTTGTAGATCATATCCTCCATTAGCTTGTATGAAATCAAATATTTCTTTAGCTTGCGGACCTCCGAAGGCATATTCAGTCATTTTGCCAGCAAACTTACCACTTTTAAAAAGTTGAGCAAGCCCAAATGTTACAGCATCAACATCACCAACAGGCATAGATTTAACTATGTCCCTGTATGCCTTCTCTCTGGCTTTTTCAAGTGTTGTTAATGATTGGGTAGCTGTTGCAAAATAATCATTTCCTGCGGCTTCTTTGAGCAACTCCAGATAACGTTCTACTTGATAATTTATAGAATCCCAATATCCTTCCTGTCTACGTTGATATTCAATATTTCTTTCTTGTTCTGCTTTTGTAGAATCAAAGGCATTCATTACAGTACCCACTAATGTAGTTATGATCCCAACAATTCCGCTAATGCCTTTCACTGTGTCACCGGCAGACTTTTCACCAGTTTTGCCGAATACTTCAAATGCTGTGATGCCGTCATTTATAATATCTACCGCTTTTTGGATGCCTTCTCCCAGTTCATCGGAAAAAGTAGTTCCAAGAGAAGATAGAGAGGACCCTAATGTTGAAATATTACTCTTTATAGATTCGCTAGCTTGTTCCACATTACTCCATGAAGTAAAGGCTCCCTGTTTATCCCCTTTCTTTATTGCTTTCTGATACTTTTCATATTCTTCTTTCAATGTCTTGAAAGGGTTGCGAGCTATAAGGTTTTGGCGAGCATTATTTATGGTATCCATCATAGCTTTCATATCTGTAGCCGACAAGTTTGTAGTCTTGACAAGTTGTTCAGCATCAGATAATAATTGTTCAAGCATATCTGTAGGTAATGCATCAACATCTCCCATTAACATTTTCCAAACGCCAGAATCTTCGATTTCGCTTTTTGAAATAGAATCTATAGTTTTCTTACGCTGTTTTTCTAGTTCTTTTAGGGCATCTTCATATTGTTTCTTTTCAGAATCGCTTTTAGCTTTTGCTAATCCGTCCCTAAGTTTCTTTTCATCGTCTTGATACTGCTTCTCTATAGCTATGCGTTGAGCTGAATAATCACGATATTTATCTAGTATGGAATTTAATTCCTTACTTACATCGGCTATATCTTTCTCTCTTTTATTTTCAGCATTGGTATAACGAGCGGAAATTTCAATAGACTGCTCCGAAGTCAACTTTCCACCCTGTCTTTCACTCAAATCTTTTTCTTGTTTCTTGATGGCGTCAAGTTCTTTTTGATAGTCAAGGTCAATCTGTTTTAGCTTTTTCTCTGTGCCTTCCTTCATAAGATCTATTTCCGCCTGTTGATTTTGGCGACGGAGAGACAGAAGCTCTTCGGCTGATTTTTGTTGGTCTTTTTTTTGCTTTTCAATAGCTTTTTCTTGTTTAGATAAAGCATTGCCAGTGATACCTCCTAAATCTTTGTATGCTTTTTCGGTAGTTTCTTTTTGCTTTTTAGCTTCTTCGTATTGCTTTGAAGTAAATTTAGATTTGTCCTTTTCTATTTCAGATAGTTTCTTTTTGGCATCCTCCCAGTCTTTCTTCGCTTTCTCATAATCTTGTTTGTAAGTGGTTTTATTCTTCTCTGAATCAATTCGGGTTTGCTTGACTGATTTTGCTGTATCTATAAGTGTTTTTATGTCTTTCACATTATAGATTGCTTCATCAGACAAAGTACCCTTAATATCAATAGGCAAACGAAGTTTCACAGTTCCATTTTCCCCCTTTCCTCTGATACGCTTCTCCAACTCAGAGATGTAGCGGTCAAACTCATTAGTATTAACATCTTTAAGATTGGAAATGAACTGTTCGGAGATGCCTTTGCCTTTTTCTTGCAGCATGACATCACGCATAGCACGCAATTCTTTTAGTTTCTTCACATATCCATCAACGCCTTGCTGACCGGAAAGAGTTTTCAGCAGATTCTCGTAATATTTGATTTCAGATTCAATGTTAGAAAGTTCCTTGGTTTGCTTTTCTCCGGCACGTTTCGCATCTTCTTCCGTTATCTGTTGCTTTAGTTTAAGTATATCAGCCAACTTAATGGTTTCGATGTCATATTGAGCGAATATCTTAGGGTATTCTTTTCTTAACTCCGCTAAACTTCGACCTCTTTGTAAATCCGACAACGCTATATCACGAGAACTTTGTACGAGGGAATCAATCTTCTGTTTGTGTTCTTCTTCTTGCTTTTTAGCTTCTTCTTGCTGTTCATTAAACCTTCTCTGTGCCTTTTCTGCTTCTGTTGCCGAATCGCGGAAAGCCAACATTGCAACTCCAAGTCCTACTACAGCAGTAGCCAACAACACATAAGGATTGGTAAGCATTGCAGCGTTTAAAGCTAACTGCGCTTTTCGTGCCAATAAACGGGCATTGGTAAGTCCAATCTCCACAAGAGTATGTTTACTTTCGGCAGCAGTAACAAGCATCACTGCGGTCCGGTATGTACCATAAGTAACCACTAATCCAGCCAAGACCTTACCTACTGTTTCATAATTCTGAATCAACGAAGTTGTCATTTGAATACCGTCCATGATAACACTTTCCGACTTTGTTCCCAATTCGTTAAACACGGAATCCAAAGCATCCTGCATCATAGACAACTGACCATTGATAGTCTTTGAAGCATTCTCAGACATATTATAGAACTTACCACCTGCGGAAGTTGCATCAATGAATGCCTGTTGAACCATTTCAGCGGAAACAGCACCTTTGGACATTTCATCTTTCAAAGTTGCGATAGATTTTCCAGTCTTTTCGGAGATAATCTGTAACGGGTTGAATCCAGCGTTTATCATTTGATTCAAATCCTGCCCCATAAGTTTACCCGCTGCTGACATCTGTGAAAATGCCAAAGTTAGCGAATTGAACTTACTGGATTCCCCCATAGAAATATCACTAATGGCTTTCAAGTATTTGATAGTGTCTTCTGCTTGTATGTTAAATCCAAGCATCATCTTTTCTGCTCCAACCATATCTGACATAGTAAGTGGAGAAATCTTAGCCAGCTCCTTGATTTGCGGAATCAGTTGCCCTGCCATATCCTTTCCAACCATAGTCTCAATAGCGGTCTGCATGGATTGAAATTCGCCACGAACACGAATTATTTCAGAACCTAATGCCTTTAATACTCCAGCACCACCAATAACCGCCAATGCTTTCTTCCAAGAAATTGCAATGCCATTGTTTTTTTCTACAACCTCTTTGGCATTATCGTTGTAAAGGGCGTATTCGTCACGGAGCTTTTTCACAGAAAGACGAGCTTCAGCTTGTTGCTGGGTAAGTCCGAACAAAGCTGCCTTTTCTTCATCTAAGGCTTTGCGAGCAGCATTGTATTCTTCCAGCTTACCAGTTGCAGATAGAGGGTTACGCTTTAGTGCTATGCGATATGATTCTCCTAGACGCTTTACATCAGCTTCAATATCTTTAACTACTGTCTTTTGAGTAATAATCTTTTCTGTGAATCCGTTAACAGATTGAGAGGCATCAAAAATTTTCTTTTTAAATCCCATTTCCATTTCAGCTCCGGCTTTAGCAGCATTAGTCACCAGTTCATCCAACTTTTGATTGGATACAGCAAGTTGGGTATTTAGAGTTTTGAAGGTAGCAGGGGATTGTGTTCCATCCACATTTTTCAACTCCTGCTTTAATTTAGCTATTTCACTACGGAGTCTTACGACTTCTTCCCAATCACTTGCGACTTTGAAATATAACTTTGCCATACTTATTTCTTTTTTCTACGATTCGCTAATTCTTTACCACTGATTTTTTTTACTTTTTGACCGCCATAAATTGCATGGAGTTTATCTCGTTGCATCATTAAAAGGTTTCTATATGGAATGACTTCAAACACTTCCGTATAGCTTAAATGGAGAGTGTCAACCAAATGGGCTATTTGCCCGAAGAACGTTGCGTTTCCTACTGTTTCGGTCTTGCTGCCAGCATCGACACGTTCTTCATCAAGCTGACACACTGAAAAGCCGATATATCCATCATAGAGAAACATATTTCCAAAACTTCTTTGATTTCATCAAAGGTTCCGTTTTCCAAAGCCTTAGCCATATTCTCATTACCACAAATAAAACAGGAGATACCTTTCAGCATATCATCTGTGGCTCCGGGAAGTTTCTTGATAGCTTCCATGATGTTGTCACCTGTCATCCCAATATTGGAAAAATGATGAATAGCACTACAAATAACTTTGATTGTGGGCGGCTTGATTGTATAAACAACTCCACCTATTTCGACATTCTTAAAATCCAGCCCTAAAAGGGCATCAGAAACTATTTTTGCTGCTTGATTCATTATTCTAAATTGAAACAAGGGTGAAGCGAATACCACCACCTCACCCTTGCTGTTTACAATCGTTTTACCTTAAAATGTTACGCCACTGGTATCAAGGCTTTGATAGCTTCTTCTTCGTAATTGTATTCAGAAGAAACTCCTTCGATTCCCGGTTCCTGAACCATTCCGCGTACTGCAATGGCAATTGCTTTGTCCGTATTAGCTTCACGGGAAATGATACGGCATTTCGGGAAAATAAACCATACATCATCATCAGTCAGACAAAACAATGCTTTGTTGACGATAACTTTGTCCAAGGCACGCTTCCATCCGACATCTTCAGATGTTGCCTGAATAACATCGCCACCCATGAACGCTTTCTTTGTCTTCCAGTCATACTGTCCGATAGAGAAAGAAGGGGAGACTTCTCCCGGCACATCATCGTAACGGTAATTTTTTCCTGTTAACTGATTTTTATGTCCAGTGACAGATGCTTCCGTTTCTTCAATCTGCCAAGTTTCCCCATGCACGTTCAAAACCTCATCTTTCGCCTTAATAGCGGATTGAATCAAAGTCTTTGCGATTTCGGGGGTAATATCTGCCGTTACCTTATCAATGTCGGCAAACAAGATTCTTTTAATTCCTACTGCTGAAATCATAATTTTATAGTTTTACATTTAATACTTCAAATAAAATTCTCACATTCACATAATGACACTTTAAAGCTGTATCCGCTTCTATACTGATAGATTCAATTGAATAACGATAGGTTGTACCATTATAGGAGCTTACCACACCATTAAACAGTTTGTTGGTCTCTCTTTCGAGTTCATTCAAACGGATAGTATTCGCTTCATTCTCGCTTAAATCAGGTACACAAAGATTCACTTCCGCGAAAGATTTCTTCCAATACTTCCCCGGTTGTTGTTTCTTGGTGTGGATGACAATTCTTTCTGACTTCAATTCATCCATCAGCGTTTCACCGCTGGGAACAATGTCGATTTCGAAAGACTTGCAATCTCGGTAAAGAATATTTGCTATGTCGGTAGTCACTATCATCGTTCAAATTCTTCTTTTAATCGTTTCTCCGCGTATAAAGCGGCACTACTCAAAACATCAAATCCTTTAGATTCCACGAATGAAGCGTATTCCGCTTCATTTTTCAGTGTCAGACCGTCTTTATCAACATCGTAATCATTGGACGTTCTTAGAGTCAATGTATGGTCTTTATAATTGCCGTGTTCCTCTGCATGTTTCACAGCTTCATCACCCACATCAATCATCTTCTTTTCGACTTCCCATTCTCCTTCATTGAAAAAGGAGTCGACATCGGAAAAATCGAAATCTACATCCATAGTTCCGAATAGTTAAAGTGGTTTGTACTCTTAACCGTGTAAACCTCACCTTGACCTCTCACGTTCTCACTGTCCATACAGCGCACTTCGACACCAGCCTTAACAGTGATTCTCTTCTCACACACTACATGGTAATTCGGGCGATACACAGAGCCGTTTTCTGACTTAAACTCTTTGGTAGTGTTATCGTCACAGCGACACCTACATACATCCTGCCAGCTTTCACCGCCTGTTCCAGGAATGGGTCTGCCGAACTCATCCTTATCCATCGGGGTGATAACCTTTATCTGCAATATATGTGGAGCAAATATCATAAGAAAGTACATTTAGGCTTGTTACTTAATTCGTCTTTCAATCCGTACTGTTTACACAGAAATGAATAGTAGTCCTTAATACCCTGAATGTTCCAAGACATAGAGAAGCCGTTTTCGCTGATTGAAGTGGCACGGAGTAGGAGAGAGGGGATGAACTTCGCAATTGCCACAGAAACGATATTGTAGGATTCCTTATTCATTTCATCCTCTCCGCTAATCTTCGCGTTCAGACACATATCCAAAAGATCAGTTTCTGATAAGTGAATACTGAAAGACTGAAATCTTTGCTGTATGTAGTCGTTCACTGTCATTTTGATTATGGTATAATCAGTCTGCTGTATGCAGTGTAGCTATAATGCGTACAATACTTCGATTTGTAGATATATCGGAACGGACACTTAGGAACTGAAATTTGTTTTCCTTGCATTGCCGTAATAGTCGCTGGTTGCATCGCCGGACTATCTGTAATCATAAAGATTGATTGTGGAACTGACAATACAACGCAATCAGTCGGAGCTGCTTCTAAGGTGAAAAACTGAATAGGTGACAAACCAACATCAACCGATGGGGCTACGTATTCACACTCGAAAGATTCGACGCTTGATGCCTGTACGCTCAAGGAGACCAAAGACATCGTTAAAAAGCCACATATGGCAAAAATAAAATTCTTCATTTCTTTATTGAATTATAAGTTACATAATGGAAGGGTAGGAGTACTACCCTTTTTATTTAATATCTAACACTTCTTTCAGTTTGGAAGTCGTTTCTTCATCCAACTCTGCAACCTTACCCAAAAGAGTCTCTTCTTTCATGTTTCCGGCTGCTTGAACACCGATAGATTTCAGAGCATCAACCAAAATCTTTTTCTCAAATTCCTTTTCAAAGAGGGATATTTTGATCTCCTTCTTTTCTTCAGAAACTTTCACTTCAACCCGTTCGCCAAGTTTGCGGTTTTCTACATCCAATACACGGGATTCTTCGGAAATTTCAATCACCTCTCCGGGATTGTAATACTTACCAGTAAACTTATCACGGAAAACAGATATAACCTTTACTTTCATATCCTCCTCCTTATGCTGATTGGATTGATGCAATTTCGCTCAAATCGAAATTGGTGATCAAATCCGGATTGGTAATTTGTGGAATCCATTCTGCCGTATATTCCATATAACGACCGTTTTTGTCACGGTAGTTGGATATAAGCATCTGCCCCTCTGATGGAACATAAGTACGCCCTGATACTGGATCTGTCGCTTCATACGGGGTATGATGGCGCATATAACCTACTTCATCACCGTTAAGCAAGGTGATACGGTTGTCTGCATAAATCTGCACATTTTTTCCTGTCTGGTCTTTCACGTAATCCTCTTTGATTTCGATACGTGGCAGACCGATACCAGTAAAAACTTCAGAAGCCAACGAAGAAGAAATCAAACCGGTACTTAATTTCATTTCGTTAGTGCCGAGAATCATCTTGTACTGTTCGCCAAATTCAGAAGAGCCAAGTACATTCTTGTTGAAGGTTGTACGTGTCATAATCATCTTGGCATAAGCGCCAAAGTCTGGAGCTAGGGAATGTAGTTTCTCTCTTAAATAAGAGATGAACATATTCTTGCCATCAACAATTATATCTCCAGCTGTAGGCTTAACAAAATTGAATGGAAGGGTAATTTCCAGCAGCTTATTGTTGGTCTGACCGGAAGTTATTGCAGCATCCTTATTGTAAACGGTGGCTTCACCAGTCATCAACAATGCACCGACAATAATATCCATACGCTTGTGAGCTGCAAGAGTAATCTGACGGTAGTCATCTGCCAGGAAGTTTACTATTTCTTCCAATGCTGTATTTTGGTCTGCCGGTTTGGCTTGATTGAACTTGTCAATCAAATCTTGCAATTCAGATAGACGGTCAATAGACATTTGATATGCATCGCCCAGATAGGCTATTTCACCATATCCAGAACCGATATTTTTACGTTCACGGATGGGCTTTTCACCGAAACGTGAGTTGATAGAACCGGCCATCACTCCAGTTACAGAGCCGATGTAGTCTTTGAACAGACGAGTAGTTACTCTACGGAAAGTAAGATACTGCTGCCAATAGATTGTATCTTTACGCGTTTGGTTCACACGTCTGATGATAGCGGATACAATGTTCGCATCATCGAATAATGTTTGAATCGTTAAAAACATATCCTACCTCCTTACTCGTTAAATTCAAACCATCCCTTCATATTGGCTTTATCGTTCTCGGAAAACGGCATAACCAATTTTGAAGGCTCAATCTCTGCGGCTGTACGGAGCAGCGCAACTAACACGATACCATCTTCCACCTTTGTTCTTTCATACAAAGCGGAGTTTGAAACATACTTTTGTTTCAGCCCGTCGACTGCGGTTGCTTGGAAGAGAACCGCATCTTTGGCGATATTTTCACCGAAAGCAGCCTTGATAGTCAATACGTCGTAATTGGCATTAGACTTGTCAATAGCCGTCACTTCTGCGCCTTTTTTACCACTTCCGACAAACATGCCTACATAGGCCAAAGAGTTCTTGGCTACTTTGATAGACAAAGCCTCTCCACCAGTGGTATAGGCTTCCGCAACTCTCACATTGATTACCGCATAAGCAAACTTGTTTTTCAAGTCTGCGTAAATCGGGGTAAATCCGGGAAGGAAACTTCCCACTACCAGGTTCTGCGTGTCGAGTTTGAACGGGCCACGTCTACGAATACCGGTCTGGACATCGTAGCGTTCCTCTTGCTCAACGGGCGGAACCAAGTCATACTTAAATCCTGCTGACATAATTAATTCTTGTTTTGTTCAACAATAGTTTTCGTTCCCTCATCAATCATCTTAGCGATAGATTCAGATTCTTTCTCAATCTTCTCTTCCGCTGATTCGGGAGGAACTACACCCTTAAAGCCGTCATTCGCAAACTCCTGCTTCAAGTCCTTGAAGTATGCGTCCAAGTCCTCATCGTCCTTAATGGCGCATCGTTTGGCGTAGTTTTCGGGAATACCATACTCCTTTGCCTTTGCCAAAATCTGCTGGCTACGTGTTGCTTGAGCCTTCTCCGTTTCAAACTGTGTTAGCTTATCAGAAAGGCTCTTGTTGGAATCAATTAAAGCTTGCGCCCATGCAGGCACATCGTCTTTATTCTCTTCCGTTTTGGTAGTTGTGGTAGTCTCGATTGGCTTACCGTCTTTAAGGTTATGTTTCTTCTCGTAGTTGGAAACTGCGGTCTTGGAAGCATCCCCGGCACGGAAATCACCATAGGAATTAAGCACGTCCGAAAAACTGATACCCTCAACAATGGAGTTTACTTTTGTCTCGTCCGTTACGCCCTCTGCCTTCTTAGTGGCAATTCGGGTTAAGATAGCAGTGTCCACCCCAGTGAATTTCTGTTGCAGTCCTGCCAAGATTTGTTCTAAGATTGTCATACCGTATGAATTATTAAATTTGAAATTCAATTTACGGAAGTAAAAATACCACCAATGCAGATGATTAGTAAATATTTAAGCTTCCCATTCACGACAATGGATTGATTGTCGTGAATACGGTATAAAAGTAAGGAGGAAACAATTAAAGGGGAAATAATTAGGTTAGTGAAAACCGGCAATTAAGCTATTGTTGGAAAATGATATAAAAAAGGCGTGAAACCAAATGGAATCACGCCTACAAAATTATTAATATACTTATTTCTTTTTACTTTTTATAGCAAACAAAATAATTGGAAGTAAGTTTACAGCAAGTTGTACTATGTAATTAATATATGCTCTTCCTAATATAACAGGAATAAGTCCAAATAGCCATTGGGTCACCCATATAAGTAAAGTAATCCCCCCTATTCCTATTATCATTCCAAACATTGAATTCAATCTATTATCACCGGATGAAAAAGGTATATAAAGTAGCATAATCGATAAAAGCACTAAACAAAGTATCCAAAACGAAGATGCAGTTGCAGTATGCCATAACTGGTTTCTTTCGCATAATGGAAAAATACGTTCTATTTCAAAAGAGTCGCTATTATCATTTTTATCCGAAATATCAGGGGTGTGAGACACATCTTCATTCTCAAACAGCATAGCAAATTGCTGAAATATATTTTTCCTATTTACAGCATCATATAGCATTTCATCCAAATAAGAAACAATTATAGTATCAGAAGAACTTCTTTCTTTTACTTCCTCTATTTTTGATAGATATTCTACCTTTTTACTATTTGCATAATAATAAAAAAAACCATAATAGTCTACAAAGAGAAACACTATTATGATGAGAAATAAAGGAATAGTAATTTTCGGAGTCAATGAGATTCTTTCATTTGAAAAGAAATCCCATATTTTATTAAGAAAATCCCCCTCCATTATACCCCTAATACTATATTGGCATCAATATTTAGCTTCCGGCTTATCTCACGAGCAACTTTCAAAGTTGGTTCACATTTACCGGATATATAATTACTTAGCCGTGACGGGCTGACACCAACTAACTTTGCAAGTGATTTTTGATTAAGCCCCATTTCGTACATACGAAGTTTAAGAACATCCACAAGCGTTGGTTCTCCCAATGCAAAATGTTCTTCGGAATAATCAGCAACCAAATTAGAAAGAAGCTCCAATTCTATGCTATTGGGGTCATTCAAAGGAGTATCATCTTTCACCAATGGAAGAAGTTCCTCTACTCTTTTCACCGCCCATTCATACTGGGCTTGATTTTCTATCTTTGTCATAATCCTAAATATTAGCGCAATCTATTTTATCATATTCTTTATGAGTACCAATAAAGCGAACATACACAAATTGAATGGTGAATTTAATCACTACTACCAAACGATAGTTGTTACCTTTGATGTTAAAAACATAGTGCTGATTACCCACATTATCAACGCTATTAAACGTTTTCTTAATATCGGCAAAGCAAGTCCACTTGCTTCTTTTCACAATGGTAGTCCATTCTTGCAAAGCAACCTTTGAATCGGGATGGTTCTCTGCATATTCTTTTAATGCTTGTTCGGTAAATATTCTCATTGGTTACTCAATTATCGTGCGACAAATATATATATATAATTCTATAATTCAAAATTATATTCTAATATTTGTAATTTGAAGAATAAAAAAATAGCGGCAACTCCGAAGAATCACCGCTAACTACTCTATTTTTCTTATCACAAATTATAGACTTCGTAATTTTTCTGACCTAGAAGTGTTTTTCTGTTCTATTTTTCTGATTTCCTTCATAAAAGCCTTACAAATGAGCCAACACAAATACCATCTCTTAGGCTTGATTCTTAGAATTAGGCTATTTCCCTTCGATATTACTTCTTGATTGTACTTTTTCATTCTGTTCCTCCTTAATATCTTTAAGCTCTTCCTCTATGCGATCCGCGTTCCCAGCAAACATGATCCCCTCACGAGTTGACCAAATGCCACCACTTACAGCAGAAACAGCAGTATTTACCTTGTCGTTCAAATCATCAATCATATACGGAACCAAATCCGTTTCGATGTCGATAGTTTGGGATACCTTGCTAAACTCGGTTGGATTGATAGAGCCTAAAGCGGAAACAATGAAATTTACTCTCCGTTGTAGGAACTCTCCGATAACTTCACCATGATTTTCTACCGCCATGTGTGCCCCCATGAACATAAAGCGGAAAGCAGTACCGGAAGCCTTACCCACACCTTTCAGCGTTTCAAAAGAAATACGTGGAGTATTGGACATATCATAAGCCATATTAGTAAGCGTTTCTGCTTCAAATTTAACCGTATCAGGGACTTGGTTCCATGTCAGATATTGGGCATCCGCACCTTCACCTGTAAGTTTGACCATTCTATCTTTAACCTTACCCATGAAACCCTCTACATCACCAATTAGCTTCAACAGTGGGAAGAAATGATAGTCTATGCAGTCGGCATAATTGGATAAAAGTTTCTCCAAGCGTATACGGAAGGTTTTTATCTTCTTGCAATAAGGTTCAGGACGGTAGGCATAGAGAACCGGCAGTTTGGGGAATCCGTGAACGAAAGAAATTCTTTCTTCATACCCTTTAGATAAATCCCATTGATAGACTGCTTTATCCGTGATAGTCATAAAGCAGGTAACTTCCGAATCATCCATGAGCTTTTTCTTGTACTCACGGGAGAAAGCAATCATCTTGCCTTCATCGTTGAAAAACGGATAAAGTTTATCCCCTCGGAATGGTGACCACAACACGCTTTTCAACTTCTTAGTAGGCTTTACCTTACCTCCAAAGGTAGTCTTCACTTTCTTCCAAAACTTCGCCCAGAACGAATCATCATCGGTCGCGTACCAATACTCGGCTACCTCTTGCTCGGATAACCAGGAACGGACAATCTTCTTGTTCTGGTATTTGATTTTATTGGATTTGAATACAGCTTTGACCGCATCCAACAGCTTCTTTTCGTCATCATCAGTTGGAGTGCAATCCATAGACGGTTCTGTGCCGACTGTGAAAGCGGTTTGAATGTTCACTATATCCTGCTCCAAAGGAATGGAGATACGGTTCACCGGTTCGGTTTTGTACTGTGCTTCAATCTCATAAGTCTTGCCGGTCTTTTCATCGAAATCTTTTTCCGCTTCCTTTTCAAGCACTTTTCTGTCTGGGTACTTCTCTTTATCAACCATGATTTCATGGTGTTCAGGATTCCAATCATCCCAAAGTTTACAACGATCGGGAAGCTCGGTCTTCCTGCCTTTCTTCAGATAGCTTATTTTCTGCCCAATATCGGGTAATGCTAATATTTCTTCGAGTGTTAATGGCATAATCTATAATTTTAATGTGTGAATATTCCTGTTAAATCTTTCGGTTTTAGAATTTTGCCAAGCAAGCAACCCAAAACATAGTACCTTATTGCATCCATAAGGTGATTATCCTTATCTACTGGCTCATTGATATAATTTCCATCTTTGTCCTTATCCCATACGTAGGTTCTTAATTCCTTCATAAGATTGTAAGAACGTTCCGTTACATACAAATCCATAGAGAGAATTTTATCTATTCCTGCCTTGATTGATGGTCCCGACTTATCTACGCCATAAATATTCACGCCACGAAGTTTGATTTCGTCTACAAGTCGAGGATCAGCGGATTCTGCAAACACTTTCAAACCATAAGGACGTACCTTGTCAGCAAGTGCATTTGTGAGCATTCCTGATTGATAACATAGTTCATCAACATACAAGGCATTATCTACGATACCACACTTCACGGCTGCTGAAACGTCTGTTGTGTACCCGAAGTCTTGCCCGATAGCTACTTTCTTCGCCCATTGGGGGAATTCTTTCACAATACCCCACTTCTTAAAAACCGCACCCTCTGCAACGTCAGCCCACCGACCAATAACAACATGAGCATACTTTTCAGGATTCTTCTCTTTCATTTCCTGCACTTCCCGAAGGAACTCAGGAGAAAGGTTCTCTAAGTTGTCAAAGTAGGTAGTGTGAATATGAAGTACATTCGGATGGGTAGAAACCTGAACTTGCACACCGTCAATCTCAACAAGCTTGTGAGTATTCTCGATGTACTTTTTATAGATGAAGTGATTAGAATCGCAGGGGTTCATTATAATGATAATCCGGTTCTGGATACCCTTCTTGCGGATAGAGAGCATTATTTTATCGAACTCTTCTTCATTCGTCCACTCTTCCGCTTCATCGCAGACGAAAGTAGTAATTCCCTGAATAGATTTTAGTTTTGCCGTCTGATTACCGGAAGAAGTCTTGATGCCTCGGAACATTATACGACTATTAGTCATCTTATTGACTATATCCGTCTTGGTAGTCTTGAAATACTTAGTTGTTCCGTCTAGCTCTATCTTCTCCATCATTTCGGGAATGATAGACATACCAGCGGAAACCATCGTGTAGCGGGTGTAGAGAACCTGATGCACTATCTTTTCGGCTTCCGTCATTTCAAAGGTCAGACGTTCAATGAAGGTGGAAGCATTGAAGGATTTGCCGGAGCCACGACCGCCGGTGATAAGAATAATGAATTTATCCGTATCAGTGTATAATGGATGGTAAATTTCTTGAGGTACTATCATTTCAGCTTGTCTTTAATCCAGGAATCAATACTAATACCGTGGTTTATGTCGGTAGGAATATCAGCATCTTCTGATTCTTCCCCAAAACCTTCGCTCTTTCCTAATGTAGAAAGCAAATAACGAATCATATAGCCGTCTGGACGTTCGCGCCAGCCCACAAAATTTCCACTCTCATCCTTTTCAGGGATACCCAATGCAAGAACACGGGCAGAAACCAAACATTCATCAATCAAAGCTCCACGCTCATCTGATATGGCATCTTTAAACTCAACATCCTCTTTCGCCCATTGGTATATTGTTTTCCGAGCTACTTTAAACGTAGCCGCAACCTTGGTTAGATTTCCACCAGATTTGCGGAGAATCTTCCTAAAATCGTCTATATTAGGTTTCTTTGCCATATCCTTACGTACGGGCGCGCGTATTTGTTACTTTCGTCACTTAATCAATTTCAACACTTCCTCTCCTTTGACAAACTTATCATCTGTGCTAATGCCAAGTAAGTCACAAAAGTTATCTTTAGCTTCATAGGAAGAAAAAGATAATGTTATAAAAGCTTCTTCGTTCTGTTGTCTTTCTATTGCGGATTCTTTTACCTGCTGTTTGATGAATTTCATGTGTTCTTTTTTAGCTTCGTATGTCTTTTCATCCATTACAGGATTTTCTATTTCATCGAACGATGATACAGGAGATAATAGATCATCTAAAGAATCTGCGAAAGAAGGAATAGCTGTATTTATAGAAAGAATATCGTTGAGCTCTCCAATATCCAATCCCACATCCGTATAATCTATATCAGAGATATAACCAGCTATAAGGTCTATATCCGGTTTCGTGTTTCCTACCGCCATATATGTAAGCTGTTCCTTCTCAGCTTTATCATCTAAATTCACAACCTCTACCTTTACATCATAATCAGTGCTTGGAGTACCATCATATTTGTAATGCAAATCCATTGCCTTTATTCTACGATGACCGTCTATTAGATTCCCTGATTTCTCATTCCATACAATACCACCGAGAAAACCAACTTTCTGCAAATTTTTCTTTTGCAGCTTCACCTTTTCATCCGAATGTCTTTTAGGGTTAATCGGATTAAGGTTTATTTGGGAACGTTTTATAACCCTTGTTTCACTTTGTTTCAGCTCTTTCATAATCGTATTCAAATAGTTTTCGTTCTACCAACGGGTATTCGTTTATAACTCTTCCTAAATCTTTTGGGAAATTGTTACGAAGGAATAGCAAGTAATTAATATCGGTAATATCTGTTCCAGATGATTGATGTTTTAAATCATATGACTCCGGCTTTATTAAATTTTTCCGGCTAATATATTCTAATACATCCTTATTCTTGTATTCGGATAATGGATAACACTTTTTTTGCACTTCATTAATTCCATTCATGTCGTATGTACGTAGCATCAAACGCCTATTCATTGAATCAGACTGTTTGAATCCGAAGAAAGCCCATTCAATATTATATTTCTCCCGTACTATATCGGTAAGTTGAGCCATATTGTACAGTTTCTGCTTCTCGTTTTTAACACACCCTAAGTAGCCAATACGCCTAAATGAATAAACAGAAAAATGCGGTATCTGAATGAATTTCGCATTCAGGTATCTGTTGCAGGCATAGTTGATATATCGATTAATATGAGATAAGTCTTTGACAACATACATATAAACACATACAATTTCTTTGAAATAGGGTGATATAAGGTCTAAAAGGGCTATACTGTCTTTACCCGATGCCGAGTGAAACAATATAACCCTATCAGTCTTTTTTGCGACAGCTTTAATTATATCTATCGCTTTCTTCATTAGACAACTCTACCTCCTATACGGCGGTTAATTCTTGCTCTTTGAGCGGCATTTCTACCGGTAGACTGAAAACGACCTGCTTCATAATCTTTTCGACTTCGATATTTTCTACCGCTCGCATCAGTAGCATAAACTTCTGGCATAATCTCGATTTTTTAGTTAAACAATCTTTTTACCTACAAATGAAATCACCTAAGTGGCTCGTGTTATTTCAATCCCGAATGGCTGATAATCTCACAAATATGCAAATAATAGAATAACGGTAACTCTTTAGGCGGATTCTTTTTAAACGCTTCTAATTGTTTGTCGAAATCGTGAAAATCAAATTCGTCGTGCATGAACTTTATACCTTCTTCTGTTATTTCGCCTATACCAATTTCATCAATGGCGACATCAAGTGTCCATGGTGCGCCAGTACTGTAAAAATGAATAGCTTCTATATCAGTCCTTAAAATAGATTGACATTCTTGCTCGCGTCCAGCTTTTCTCAATTTCTCATTTTCGTCAACTTGAGCAAAGTCTGTGAACATCTTCTCATATTTGACGCTAAGCATACGTGTTTCTATGCTCTTTTTGCCATTCAAAATATCTAAAGCGTTTTCTTTTGTCATTATGAGCGAATACGCTTCTATCTCTTGACCATTATAATCAATTTTCATATCATTTATCGTTATAAAATTTATACTATAAAAGATAGTACCCCCAAAGGTACTACCACAACCAAAGATAACGAAATATATTCAATCGTTATACACGACAATCGGTTTATTGTCGTGAACTAAGCCAAACATCACGTTCTTCTCTGCAAGCTTTTAGCGTTGGGGCTACTGTAGCAAACAGATCGCCGCTTTCAGTACGGTAGTCATACTGGTACATTCGCCTTACTTTACCTTTTAGTTTTATTGAGAAAGTGCAGTAGTTCTCTTTACCAGGTTGGCAGACGCTACAACCGTTTTTGTTTATTGAGTTCATAACTAATCTATATTTAAAGTTTTACATTCAATCTTTCTACGCTCGTATCAAAAATCACATGCGTGCGTATATTGCTTTTTCAGGCTCTCTAAGGCTTTTTCTGTAACAAGATATGTGTAGTGTTCATTGCTGCCAATGCGCTTAATAGAGCGTGTTTCTTTGAGAGCAATAGGCTTGTTGAAGATAACTTCATACTTGTTGCCGCAACTCGTTATCAGAAAATCAACACTACGTTTATATTCGTCCAGTTCTGTTTCTTTGTATTCACCTTTAGGGATGAAATTGGGATTGGGTACTAAGTAACCTTCTGCTATTAATACGCTATTCGAGTTGTATACTTTCATAATCGTGTTATTAAAGATTCATATATAAACAAATCAGATCACATTCTTCATCGTAGTCGTATTCAAGTGATACAGGTGCAAAGTATTGTTGTATCTTCTTTGCTGCTGTTTCATTTTTACCCTCAAAAGAGAAAGTAAAAGAGCGTTTGCCTCTGACTGTTATTTCAACCGGTATGCCTGCTACCTTAGTCATGTTGTTTTCAAGTTCTTGTTTTGTCATAATCGTATATTTAAGCGTTAATACCAATTGCATTTCTTATAAAGTCACTTGCTTGTTCTACTGACATATCCAACTTCTTTTGGATCAGAAGAAGCATACAGCTTACTTGCTCTTTTGTATTTAAGTTGCCTTGTACAAATTCTGATATGATGAACTTTTCTATTGTTCTTTGTTTAATTACTGATGTTGCCATAAGCGTGTGTATTGTGGTAGCCCGAAGGCTACCGGATTAAAACTTAATAAATTATACCGGTTGAGCCGTATACGCCACCGTTGTACCATCTTGCGAGCTTGCCGTAATAACCGTACTTCTTATAGTTGATTGTATCGGCTTTAAACAATTTCATTGCTTCTACCTTGTTGCTTGCTTCGTAATGTACACCTGTGTCTTTACCGTTGCAATCATACACTACGTAAGTATTACTCTGTTTCTTTGATTCTATTGTCAACATAATCGTATGTGTTACACAGGGCTTTCGCCCTGCTGGTTAATACTATTATTTAATACCGCAAAGTTTTGAAACTTTCAGTAACTCTTTATCGCTCATAAATATGAGGTCGAAGAAAACACCCTCATCAAAAGGCTTGTTTTGCGATAAAGCGGCTGATTTCATTTCAACCATGATTCTAGTAATCAATTCACCTTTTACCTTATCACTCATTTTTGTTGCCATAATCTTTATATTTTAATTGTTATTACTTCGTTTTTGATGACGCAAATGTAAATGATATATTTGACACCACAAATAAAATATGAAATAATATTCTTTCTTTTAACTTTATTTTTGTAAATGATATGTTTGACACAATCATAATAAATGTATCTTTGCAAAAAAATAATAATAGTATGAATAGAATAGAATTACTTATTAAAGAAAAAGGGTATAATATGACATCTTTTGCCGAAAAGATGAATACTACAAGGCAGAATTTATACGCCATATTAAAAAGCCCATCCTACCCAACGCTTGAAAGAGTAGCAGAAGCTTTGAACGTTCCTATGTGGCAACTCTTTGCTTCGCCAGAAGATGTAACAGGAGAAGGAGAATTAACCGCCCTTATTCAGTATAAAGGAGAGTTTTATAAAGCTACTACAATAGCAGAATTAGAAAAAATTGCGACTGAAATCAAAGAAAAGTAAAGAAATATTTGCATTTGTGTGTGTTTGTGTGTTATTTTGCCTCCGTACAACCCCATAATACGCATAAAAATATGAAAAAGATTTTATTATTACTTTTAGTAAGCCTGCCTACCATTGTATACTCTCAAGATACATTCTTGAATTTTAAAATATTTAATGACAGGATTATATGGCAGAAAGTATATGAAACCTCTTTTTCAACTCAAGAAGTAATTGATTACTTTAAAATATTTGGGAATATAAGCATAGCCGAACAAACAGAATCTAGGATAATCGGAAGCTCTTCTGGTAATAAAATTGATTTTAATAAATATAAAGGCAACAAAATTGGAAACACAATATTTGATGACGATTTAGCATATAAAGTCATCATAGATTTAAAAGATAAAAAATACAGAGTTACAATATTGGATATACAATTTACAAAAGGAGGTGGAATAATGATAGATGGGTGGGGAAATACCGGAAATCGTTCATTAATTATAGATAATAAATACATAAAAGATAATAAATTTAAGAACTCTTTTTTTAGGGAAGGATCAGAGTCTTTAGATAAGTTTTTTATAGATAAGTTTAGTGTGAAAAAACTTTTGGATATCTTTTAATACTCATTATAACACAATTGAATCATGAAAAATATTCTATATCCGATCATAATAATATTGGCTCTATTCGGATGCACTAGAGACATGTATACCGAATCCGTATATGTCGTTGACTACAGAGAATACACTAAAGATGGTTTCACCATTAGCCCTACAGTGACAGGATTCAATTACCAGCCAATATCTAATATAGAGGTAATATTTACTGTTGGCAAGTTGAGAAAAGGCGAAACGGCCGAAAATCTACGGCTAATTGTCCCATACGAAGGATATACAGGGAAAACGAATAATGAGTATGCTCCATCTAGCAAAAGGATGATGGATAAAATAGTCTCCGAAGCAAAGAAAATGGGAGCGAATGGGTTGATTGATTTTAAAACGACTTATAACGCAAGGAACAGAGCGTGGGTTGCTTCTGGAATAGCTGTTATTATAAAATAGGATTTCATTCCTGCCCTTCGCAAGAGGGGCGGGAATATTTTTAAAATGTTAAATGCCTTTTGTTATATTGAAAATAAGGTTTTATGGAGGCAGAATCTGCTAGGCGTATAGAAACGACAAGGAATATATTTCAAGAATAGAGTGAAGTCTTGCTGTTTTAATAATTTTTACTTATCGTATCACGGCAGCTATGGGATTAATTGTAGAATTATCCCCTATGTAAATAAACCGGAGCGCTAAACTCTGGTTTTATTGTAACCTATGCAAATCTACTAAAATGAAAGCAGGTTACAACTAATTGATTAGCCCTTTAAATTTTAACCGATTTACGATTTCGGTATAAAGATACTCTATATCTCCACTGAAATCCCCATAATTCTGGTACAGAAACACGACATCAGTACAATTGTCGGAAATTGTACTCTTGGACTGAACCCCCAATACTCTTGACATTTCTTCACGTAATCCGGCTGTCATTTTTCCACCGGCAAGCGAGCTTGGAGAAAACAAGTACAAGATGATGAAGATGAACTTCTTCCGTTGGGTCACACTGTCAATATTCGGTGGACATCCCTTCTCATTTAGCAACTCAACAAAAACTTTATAGATACCCCCAATAAGGCTTTTATCTTTCAAAATCGGGGCGGTCAAAGCGTTTTCTTCTTCTGAAAGTTCTGATTTTTCGATACGAATCTTTTTAAGACGAATTATTTTATTAAAATCCAGCTCCATAACACGATTATTTTAAAAGTAAATAGTATATTTGCATCATAATCGTGTAAGATTTGGGAGAATTAAGCTTGGTCGTGCTCGCTGGTTCTCCCTTTCTATTTTAAAGGATCAATTATTTGTTCTCTGTCTTCCATTTTTCTTTTAAGATAACTGTATTCATCTTCAATGCACTTGCTTATCTTAGCTGCATCTTCGTAACGTTCGGCTTTTATCAGAGCTCTTTTAAAGCTTTCAAGCTGATTGATGTATACGATATCATTGCGATCAGTTACGTGCTGGATATAACTTTTGATGTCATTCAGCTTGCCCTCCATGCGTTTGTGCCATTTGCTTATTAAAATTACAATGATGGCAACGGTTGTGACATTGAGGATGAATAATGCGATTTTAAGTATTAATTCTATTGTTTCCATAACACTAAACCTATACGCCAAACAGGCTTGTTTGTACTAATGTCCCTTTTCCCGTTTTTATCTCTCCGTGACATTCATAACGGAAACGAGAATTACCTTCTTTAAAATGAAACTTGTCTTTTTCACATCCCCAGTAATCGAATCCTAGCTTGTAAGCTGCAATCCGGCTACTTTGACTACCCATGTGAGCATCACCGATCTTATAACCGGGGTTAGCATATTGATTGAGTAACCATGCGTATAGAATTACAGGCTTTTGGCAGGGGTGAATCCGCTTTTCATTCAACTTTTTGTTTCCTTGCTGGATAATTGCCTTAGATAAATCTTTTCCGCAGTAGGTTCCCTGAATCATGCCTCGCCACATGCAATATACAAGGTCAGTTCTGTCATTCATACTGCAGTAAGCTATTTCACAATCGTATTGGTCAGTATCACCATTTAGCTTATCCCAAACAATGCGTCCACCGGTAAAGTCGTAATTAAAGTAGTTTACTCCCCATATTATCTGATTTCGGCTAACCCTTTTTACTTCATCGAAATATTCTGGAGGGGGAACTCGTGAATCCCAATCGGATTTCGGATAAACGGATTGTTTGACAGGCAATATGTTTCCATTATTCTGTTTTACTGTATTGGGCTTGATCGAAGGATTATCCGCTCCAATTCCGTATGGTGGATCATCTATGAACAAGTCAAAAAAGTTATCTGGGAATTTCTTTAAGAAATCCATTCGGTCTATATTGTATACTTCGCTTATTGGCATGGCTATTCCTCCTTTAGTCAACTAAAACAAATTCGTAAGCAAATACATAAGGATTGGATTGAAAAACTCCTTTGCCGGATACTTTGTCTATGAGGGTGGCAAAGGCTTCTTTGGGGCTCTTGAACCACTGGGAAGCGAAATAACCGCTTTCTCCATTCAAAAAGGCATCATAGGCGTAAATAAGTGGTGACTCATCAGATATTACCTCTTGCCTAACAATCCCCTCTTTCAAGCAATCTTCGTCCGATATATCCTGTAGGCGTTCAACCTTGATGTCGGTAATTTCGATATGGTGGGGCATTAGGTCGGCTTTCACAAACATTTTATTTCCCCAACCGGGATATAATTTCAGTTCAGGCAATATAGAATCCAAGTATTCTAAGTAAGCCGCATTTTTCCCTTTTCTATGAAATCGGTCAACATCCATATAACTTTGCGCAATGGCAACAACTTCACCAATCTCGTATCTTGGTTTACCAAGGTGACATAGTAAATCCAATTCATTATATACTGCATAAGCATGTCCGTTAAACACATAATTAGGATTAACCACTTTCTTCTCCCAATTTTCAAGTGGACGAAAACGAATAATAGGGAATCTAACACATTCGTCAATTTCTATAATTCTTCTCGTCATAGTCTTCCGACCATCTAGTACAGCCTGTGTTAAGCCGTATTTATCTGAAAACATTATTTTCTTCATGATTATTCCTTTTCTTTAAAGTGTTCGATTAGCTCTTCTACGGTAGCCACATGGCAATAGCATGAGCACCTGTGAAAATGTCCTATTGTAAAATCACCTTTTTGGTAATGAGGTGGAAAATCTTGATCTAATACCCAGTATTGATTTGCACTTGTATCATCTCTCAATGCAGCTAAAGCAAGGAAAAGATTCTCGTTGACTCCGCAATCAATAAAACTATCGTCTAGTGGTACATTATAAGGAACATATTCACCGTCAATAGTTGTAATTAATTTGCTATCATCAGTTATTTGAAAAGGGTTTCCATACTTTTTATATCCCAACTCCTCCAACTTCTTTCGAAGCTCCGGTGTGTTTTTGCGTATGAAACACGGTGTTATAAATCCCATAGTTATTTCTCCTTCTTTACTAATTCAACTTTTGTCGGCTCTTCATCTTCCCATTTTACTTCGGGAAATAAAGAAGAGTCTAGCTTATAGAAATCATGGGGATTGTCACTACATAATTGCCAACTTTCCGAATACTTCACGGGTTGCTTCTTATAAAGGTACAAATCACCGTCTTTGTCTCTTGCTACATACATATTAGTCTCCTTTCTTTATTATGAATAAATTGAATATATTCTTAATTTCTTTGGCAAGCTCTTCATTTTTACTAGTATCATACTTTAAGCTCCATTCATTATCATCATAAATACGCTTTATAGTGTCCGATGAAGCACGTAAATGTACTTGATGTTGATAATCCTGAAATGGGTTAATAAGCCCGAATTTAGGGCATGATATACAATAATGATTCCCTTTCCATGAGCTAGCTTGTATTATTAAGTAAAAGAGTTCATTCATTTCTTCTAATTCTTTAGCTATTAGATAAGCCACATAGCAACACCCGCCACTATTAAAGTGATATTTGCTATTTAATTTTTCTAGCAATAAATTAATAACCATCTCTCATTTTTTTTGATCTATCTATATACTCGGCTGCTCTCTGTGATCCAGTTTTATATTTACAGGAGTGATTTACTTCTCTATTTTCAAACGATATGGGTATATCATTTTTTATTTGCTCCGTAGGCTTGCGACAATAAGATTCTACAAAAGTTTCACCGTCTACTTGATCTCCATAAAATTTTCCTTTTGTAACAATTTCTTCTTCATAGCAATATGCCATATTGGGTATAGCATCATTTTCTTTAAGTCTTGTTATAGAGTATATTGTTGGCTTATGTATTCCATTACATATTTCACTCGTGCAATGAATTTGATGTTGAAATTCATTGAAAATAGGCATTTTTTCCATCTTAATATATACTGCTTTAACACCTTTATATGAATTCATTAATACTAAAAACCATTGCCAATTTTTTACCTTTTCATCACCATCATATTTATATAAGAATGTTCTAACATATTTCATATTCAATCTCCTTTCTTCTTTAATTCATTAATTGCAATATCCCTAATACTTCTAGTGCCAAATCCGCTATAAGTCAACGTTCCTCCATAAAACTTAATAGTGTCTCCTTTAACAGTAATAATCGTTCCGCCTTTTAAACGACCAGCCATATCATCTTTACAAGATAATAGCATGGTTATCATAAGTATAATTAATACAAATCTCATTAGTCAGTCTCCTTTCTCTTTAATCCGTTCTAGTATATCTCTGTTGGCTTCCAGTATTTCATCGAAAGAGGGAATTGGCATCCAGTGGGTGACTCCCAAAAGCCCAACAAGATGTTCTACTTCTGTATTGATTACAACTAAGAATCTTCTATCGGAAGTAACTACGACAACCTCATATAAAGATTGTCCATCGTTGGTTTCAGGTAATTGCTCTTTTACACTTATCCAAGGAGATCGCTTTTTCTGCCACTCAACGCCAGACGCAAATACTTTACGCATATATGTTTCAATCACATGCGGCTGATTGATGCGATTTGCTAATTGAGCTACCAATGATTTAAAATTCATATCTATCTTGTTTTACGTTAATTCTTCATCTATCTGTTGGATAATTTGCCTTAATGTTGTACAATGATAGTCGGCACACCCTGTTTCTTCATTAACAGCTTCCCACCATACGCACTTATCGGGATGGTGATAGCCATAAAAGCGTATGTCATACCCTTTGTACTTATAGTGCCCGGTACTTACTTTTACAGGTTTATCTTTTTTACTCATATCTATCTTGTTACGAATTAAGTTTCTCAATAAATCCATCCAGCAATTCACAATGTCCTCCAACCCAGCGAACGCACAATTTACACTCGCATGGCTCTGTATCTTTCGGACGCTGGCAATTCTCTTTGAAAGCCTCGATAGCTTTCTGTTTCATGTCTTTTCTACCTTCTTCACGAGCACCTGACTCTGACAAGCAAATGAGTTCGTCAAGGGTTGAATAATCCCAATTATCACCATCCAGTATTCTATTATACAACTGGTCAAATCTTTCTTCGTCCATATTTATTCCTTTATATCTTGATTTGAGCCTAATTAGGCTACATCGTTAATACTAATTTCTCCTTTCAAAACTCGTTCTACCTGCCTGTCGATTATCTCTTGAAACTCTATCTGGCAGATAAGAGAGCAATTCGGTATAATTTCTTCCACTGGGTCACCTCGCCACGTTGGTAGTTCATCCAAGAAGATACGCCCGTCTTTATCCTTCAGGCAGGTAGCTCCAACATCACGCTCAATCTGCGCCATTTGAGCAAATACTTCTGGGAAGTCCTTCCGAATTTTGTTCCAGTAGCCCATGCCACCTTTCACACAGCCGATGCAGTTGTTGTTATTGTATCCCATCCTGTACATGGCGGGGATTTCAATACCGGCTTTCCAAAGCATCCCCATTGCATCAGATTTCGTTATCTGCTTTTCAATGAGCGGAAACAGTGGCTTTGTGTCTGGATACTGCTGTTTCAAGCGGATAGCCCGGTTAATCTCTTTTGGATCGTAATCAAATCCCCAAACTTGACCGTCCCAAGAACCAAGTTCCTTTTCCAACCTGTAACGAACCTGTTTCTTCAATTCGAATGTACAAGCCGCACCAGTAGGCCCATTGATGTACCGTTTTTTAATCAGCACATCTTCTACGTTGAAATACTTATCGCTGCGAATGGTGTGTATTGGCTGATTGTACCACTTTTCACAATTTGCCAGGAATCGGGCGTTATCAGGATGTCCGGAGCCTGTCTCGATGTAGTAAATCTGCACATCATCGTATAGACTTAATGCTATCTTACAAGCAACTGCGGATGTTGCACCGCAAGAAAACCATGCTATTATCATTTGATTACTTTCTAATTTTGTTATTAGTCAATTGGTAACTTCATAAAGCACATCCATATCGTCTTACTTTGCCTCCCTGTAGTGTGCCCAAACAACGGCTCATAAGGGATAAGAGACAATATTTCAATAGCTTTTATCTCGCTTTCGTTCCACTTGAATACCAATGTACCATTTGGCTTTAAGACACGCATACATTCATCGAAACCAGCTTTTATTACTTCCTGCCAATTCGAAGGAAGTTTGCCGTACTTCTTTGCCATCCATGACGTTTCACCAAGTGTTTTAAGGTGTGGAGGGTCAAACACTACCATATAGAAAGAGTTGTCCTCAAATGGCAAATTAGTGAAATCTGCTACAATATCGGGTTTTACTTCTATGGTTCTGATCTTATCTCTATCTTTGGCCGTGATGGTTTCACTACGTTTGTCTATGAATAAAGTATTCGGATTCTTCTTATCAAACCAAAACATCCGGCTACCGCAACAGGCATCTAATATGATTTTTGTTTCACTCATTACTTTATTTGTTTTTCGCAAATCCTTGATAATTCTTCAAGAACTTGCAAGGTTTTACTCTAATTGATTCGTACATACTTACCTGCGATATCGCAAGTTCTTAATATATCGGCATTATCTTCACCGAAAGCTATTAGGACACTGCCGCAACCGGGCGAATCTCCACGAGTCCCATCAGGCCGGAAGAACCTAATCCGGTTACGCAAAAACTTCATCGCTGTTGCTTTTTCAAAGATGATATCTTGAAACATCTTTGAATCACAACGATTGAAAAGTAATGCGATTCCGTTTCCATGCTCTGCCAGACGTTTAACGAAACGTTCTATTAGAGGACGGGAGTAAGGTGGATTTAGCCAAACACGACCTACCCAATCTTTAGTTAATCCGTCATGGTTCTTGTTGTACATTTGTGTAGCTGTTTGCCAAAGCGGTTTAACCGGAGCGCATGGATCTAAATCGAACTTTCCCAATGCGTCTATAATTTCCTTTGGCGTGTACCATTCATCAGTGGTATTAGCCGATTTTTCAAAGGTTGTATTCATTGCTAATATTTTAATTAATTGTCCAATTCTTCTATTCTTTTAAAAATTTCATATACCAGCTGGGGGCACATTGAATTTCCGTAAGCGTGAAACACCTCTTTTATCAGTCGAGATTTGCCATGCACTTCAAGTGATTTAGAGGAAAACCCATAATCCACGCTACAAACTGGTGGTTCAGCAGGCCACGATTTCCCAATCGATAAAGCTGCTCCGCAATTGCTCCGGAGCTTCTGTTTAATCGACGGGCATACATTGGAGAAGAAATATTCACCCTCTTGTAATCGGACGCTGTCGGAGTAAGCAACCAGGTAACACCTGGCTCTTCTTTGGGGTGCACCTGCGTCTGAAGCGTACATAATCTTCCATTCTGCATTGTACCCCAATCCGGAAAGCGAATGGAGGATTTTTGCAAAATCTCTTCCGTTGTTAACTCTTGTGATATTGGCAACGTTTTCTGCAACAACCCATCGTGGACGGATTTCATCAACCGCCCGGCACATGTGCCACCATAATCCGGTCCTTTCTCCTTCAAGTCCGAGTTGTCCTTTTCCTCCCATCTGCTTTGCCTTACTTGCATCTTGGCAGGGGAATCCGCCTGTAAGGATGTCCACTCGGTTTCGCCAAATATTGAAATCTGTTTTGGTAATATCTGCATAACTTGTACCTTTAAATCGTTTTTCCAAAAAGCTCCGGCAGAAATCATTTATTTCACAATGAAACAGATTTTTCCAGCCCATCCATTCGGATGCAAGTTCCGGAGCTCCAATGCCACTAAATAATGAGACGTGAGTTTTCTTCATTATCATTCATCGTTTAATTAATATTATCCATCAGGTGGTCCGCTATCGCATACACCACCAGGTAAAATAAGATGTTCACTCCTAGGAGAAGGAGGAGGTTTAGGAGTATTCTCATAACTAATCCAGCTTCTCGTTACTTTCGAAAATATGAGCAAACGTACTTTTTTCATCTGATAGATCGAGTCCAAGTTGTGAAGGGTGACGTTTGATATAATTATAAAATGCGAACATCTTCTTGTCATCGTCACCGCAGCGGTCTACCAACAGCCGGATGAAAGCCAGAAGACAATCGGAGTCGTTTCCGAAGTTTTCTTGTGTGGATAGCTGGGATTTATCCACATCTTGTTTCAATTTCCGGATTGCAGCTATTGCTGTGTTGAAATTGCGTTTCGCATCGTGGCGTAATTCATAGCCTTGCTTTCCCATTTCGCTTCTCAAATCATAGAGAAGGGTTTCTACGACATCTGTCAACACATAGATTAAGTTGAGAGTCGTATTAAGATTTGTTGTTCCTACTAACATGATTTTATTTATTTCTTATTTGGATAAATCCACGTTTTTCTGTCTCTCTAAGGAGTTCCATATCTTCTTCCTTGATATCGCAAGGAGTTTCTCTATTGACACTCATATAAGATGATATGCCGAACTTCTTTCGTATCTTTTCTATGACTTTCCATTCTTTGGTAGTCCAGCATATTGTAACATTCATTTTCTTAAACTTTTTCCTATGAATTTCACTCGTGTAGTAATGGAAACCAATCTATCCATAGTACGTTCCCCATACTTTTGGGAGATTTCACTAAGCGATAGGTTAGTGGTTAATATCAAGAGCTTTCCCCGCTTTTCCGCTTCATCAACAATTTCGCAGAAGGCAAGTCTTTTCTCTCCAAATTTCACGCTTAGATTCTCTGTTCCGACATCATCTATGTAGATGATATGTTTTGCTTTCACAACGTCTATATTAGCGTTCATCTGTTGTGCGTCATAACAAGCTACAATCTTCCGACAATAGTGATTCAGAAGTAGGGGAATGATCTTCCAGCATATAAGTGATTTCCCTCGTCCACAATTGCCATGGCATAAAAGTCCACGCCCGTTATTTCCTGAAAGCCACGAGGCTATTTCCTCGTATTCCGGTAGCCATTCGGCATTTCCCGTGAAATAGTTCAACCCTTGCCAAAGGATATTCTTTGCATCTGGTATCGCTATGTTCACAAGATTGGGAACAGGGTTAAATCCAGTCTTCCTAAGATTGTCGATTGTTTTTTTAAAGTCTATTTGTTCCATCTTTCCTCCCATTTTCTTTCCTGTGGCGAATCGTATTTGTCAGGAGAGTTATCTTTGAGAACCACACCAATATCAGTAGTTGGCTTGGCCGGTATTTTTTCCCGGTTTGCCCATGTTGCCAACCTTTTAGGAAGTTCCCAGGTCTTTTCAAGTTCATAGCGCATTTTAGTTTCTGATTTGTTCAGTTCAGACCAATAATCAAAGAAGGAGCGAATCATTTCCTTTTGATACTTACCGACAAAAGGTACAAGAGATTGATAAAAAGATTCTTTTCGAGAGAGAGTAGCGGCTTTAGCCGCGTTTTTCTTATCTCCGTAAGGAGATTCTTTAGTATTATCTTCTTCATCTTTCTTCTTATTATCGCCCTTAGCTTGCCCCATTTTTTCAACAACTGCCCTTAACTCCGCCCTTAACTCGCCCAAAGCATTATTTAACTCTCTGATTTCTTTATTGTTATCTATGTCCTTGTCTATGCCCTTGGGTATGTCCTTATAGGGGTTGTATTCATCATACTTGCATAAAGTTATCACAGTCATGCCTTGTTTGTTACAAGTCGTTATCATGCCTCTCTTTTTCAGTTTGGCAAGAAAATAGCGCACTTTCTTTTCAGACCATTGCCAACGCTTCATCAAAAACGATATGGATGCTGGATATTGACCTCTTGTATAAGAGATTTCCCGACCTCCGATGAGTTCGCTGTACGCCTTGTCGGTTGCCTCAAATCGTGCTGACTGAATCAAGTCAAGCCACGCTTCGCACTCTGAAAACTCACGGGCTACCTTCCACATTTCATTCGAGAAAAACCTGCGGCTTAGCCTCAAAAATCCTTCGTCCATAGTTAGAATCTCACGTTTGTTAATTGTCTTCCTTTAGAGCAAACTACCCATTTACCATTACCGCTATCAAACAACCGTAAATCAGAGACTTCGCCAAAACGTTTGATGTTACCGCATAAATCTACAATCCAGCCACATTCTTTGGAAGGGTGGGGGCGAATAGCCCGACCGACTATCTGATACCACATAGCAAGTGACATCGTAGGGCGTGCCATAACAACAGTGTCAAGTTCTGGATAATCAAAACCCGTAGTCAATACCCCGACATTCGCCACTACTGGTATTTCCCCAGTTTTGAAATGTTGGAGAATCATTTCACGAGTTGCTTTTGGAGTATCACCGGATACAATAGCGCAACCAGGTATTGAATAGGTCAACCGCTCTGCTTCTTTCAAGAACCGAGTAAATACTAAAATGCCTTTTCTCTTACCACCTGCTTTGGGATTCATCAGTCTTTGGACGATATGAACGAGATAACCGTAGAAGTCTATCCGTTCATATTCTCGTTGAACTGATTTATCCGTATAGTCTGCACCGGTGGTATTTACTTTCAGGTTAAGTTCATTCCATCCTGAAGGATTCATCGGATAATAGTTTAGCTTCGCCAAGTAGCCCATATCTAATAGGGTTGATACCTGTACATGGTAAATGACCTCTGAAAAAACATGAGGCTTTGTCCGGGTGATGAATTTCAGCATAGAACCGAAATTACGACTGGATGATAACCGATAAGGCGTAGCTGTCAGCCCAAGAACCTTACACTTCACCGCATCGAAGAAATCCTTATACATTCCTTCTTTGGGGTTTACCAAATGACATTCATCTACAATGATGTTTTTGAAGTGAGTAAAGAGTTCGGGATGAGCTTTCACAGAACCGATGGTAGCAAATGTTATCCGGCTTATCTCCTTTGAGTTGAAGGAAGCAGAATAGATGCTACAGTCGAGAATGCCGTATGAACATAGTTTTTTGAAATTTTGCTCGACAATTTCACGTGATGGACAAAAAATAAGCACATAGTCATTTAGTCTATGTGCTATATCCGCTATGATAAGGCTCTTTCCCGACCCCGTGGGTAATACCATGATGGCATTTGTTTTCTTCGCTTTGTTGTTGAAGAAAGAAACGGCTGAATCAGAGGCTTTCTGTTGGTAATCACGTAGTTTGAACATAGCTATTCCGATTTTAAGTGTTTGATAGAAACTAACGCATCCATAAGATTTAAGCACTTATCCAAATCTTCTTGGGAATTTATAAACAATCTAACTTGATAAGCATCGGAATAATATCCTACTTCTTGAGAATTCATAAAGAATTCAAGATTATCTAACCAATTAAAGAAACCAAAAGAAAATCCATGAGCATTTGCAACTATGCCATTGGTATAATATTCAGTGTGCATGCTCACATTAAATCCTCTATCTTTCAATTCTTGTAGCTCTTTTTGTGTACAAGATACCTTTCCATTAATCAGTTTCATATCCCTTTCTCCTTTCGTAACTTCTCCACCAAGGCAGAGTAGTATTTAATTAATTCCTTATACTCGAAATCCGTATAATGCTTGGATGTGTTCTTTGCCCTGTATTCAACCATATCTACACGCTGTTCTCCTATTTGATCGATAAGACCTCGTCTGTACATTTGCGCATTACCTTGGTTGAATATATTACAAGAGACGCATTGCGGTCGGCAATTATCTTCATCAAAACGGGTTGACGTATATCGTCTTGACATATAGTGTCCGTTTTGTATCTCCTTCCAATGCTTAAACGATCCACAACTGATGCATTGGCACATTCCATTTGGCATTGCATATTTAAGACGGATGTACTTTGAGAAAATTTCATCCAGTTTCTTTTTATAATCCGGCTTTTTCTTTACTGTTACCCCTGCTTTATCAAACAGAGGTAAAGGCTTGTCTTTTTTCTTAGCTTTGGTTCGTTTTATGTAGTATGGCATATCATTTATCTTTTAGTTCAACTCCTAAACATAATACCTTGTCGGATACGCCTACATCATCAAATTCAAGTTCTACATATTGGGTTTCGTATGGATAAGGATATATTCGACCATATTTGTTATGCAACTCTTTTACTTCATCATCCGACAATTTGCGCCTAACTCTCATCTCAATTTCGTAATCATCGGAAAGATTTTCAATAACCTTTCTAAGCTGACCTACTGTTTTAATTTTATCTATTGCCATAATCTTTTTAATTAAAAGCCCCGAAGCGTATTCTCCGGGGCACAACTATTATTCACTAACCCTTGCCATTTATGTGTGGCTCACATTATTCCATTCGGGGACACTATCCGTATGCGCATTACGGAAATATCCATTTGCAACTGAATACTTTCATATCCCCTTTCCAATACAAGTTTGTGGAGAAGCCCAGATTTGCACTGGGACGAGTTGCCAAGCTCGCCACATCTAAGGTTGGCATTCCTATTATTGAGTGGTGCGTCTACTGATTCCGCCACTTCTCCATGTTTGCCCGCCATATCTTCACAGACAGAGCAGGCAGGTTAACAAAGTTATACTTCGATGATTACGATGTCCGGTGTAATTTGCCTGATAGCATCCAACTGTTCATCAATGACTTTATTTTTGTATTCCTCGATGGCCTCATTCGCACCGGCAGACACAAGAGATAAAGAAACATCCCGACCGTCCACATCAGCGTAAATTTCGATTTCTATCTCTTCACAGGCAAAACCTTTGAAAAGAGGGATGTTTAGTTTGAAAGATTTTGGAAGGTTGGAATCAACCACCTGTGAGTAGTTATCCACCTTACTACCATTTTCCTCCTTACTGCGTTCGATGTCTTGGTTTACCTTTGCTTTGAAGTTTTTCAAAGTAGAAACAAGCATCATGTTTTGCGACTTGTCAGTAAAGAAAGCTCGGTGCATCTTCAAAAACTGCGATAATTTGATAGGTTCCCATTTCTTATCGGTATTAATGCCGAACTCTACCATCTCTTTGGACGGCTGAAGTACTCCGGTGATGACATCTTGGTAATAATTTGTTTCGTTAATCGTTAAAATCATCCCCATCTTGTCACGATTCACGATAATATTGGACGACTTTTGGTTGATTAAATCAATACGTTTCTCTAACCATCTGTAAGGCGCATCAATCGTCCCGTCTATCATAACCCTTTCCGGCTCTTTTATCTCCAGTTGTTCGGGGGCTGTTCCCTCTCTCAATACTACTTCAATAGGCGTACCATTATAATCTTTCGGTACAACCACGTTTAATTTGTTTTCGCTCATGATTCTGTTCCTGTTTTACGGTTAATATTAAAAATAGTTCTTTGCATTTCCTGCGGCATGATAGGACGGGAATAAACCAGCTCACCCAGTTTGTTGTAATACCCGGCCATCTTTTCTTCATGATAGAGAATTTTCACACACTCTTCATTTTCAACATATTCAGAGCCTTTCTTTATATTTTCAAGAAGTTCCTGTTTCCTTTCATTCAAAGGCTTTAGCTCTGCCTTAAATGCTTCCATTGCTTCTTTTTTCTCTATCTCAATATCATTAATTTGAATTGAGGTTTCAGCAAGAGATTCTTTCTTTTGAGCCAACTCATCCGGTGTAAAGCGATGAGTATAGCCAATCTCTTCCACTGCATCGGCATTGTCCTGTAAGAACTGCCATCTATCCTTTTCGGGGATTTCTTGACCTAAAAATTTGTCCATAAAATAAAATGATTAAATAAATTCTTTGTTACGTTCAATTTCTTGCTGGGCATATACCAACATTTGATGTTCATTAGCAGCCGGTAGATAAATATCTGCCTGTGCCGTGCTCCAATTACGAAAACGCTCAATAGATAAAGTCATTTCCCCTGTTGTCAGTTCTGCCGAACTGCGTAAATAAGTTACTTCTTCACCTTTCTTGTTGATCGTTTTGCGTTCAAACAAATCACGGTTGCAAGTTCTCTTATAGAAGTCAATTTTGGCTTCGTCAAGGCTACAACCGTACTCACTACCGAAATATCCTAAAAGAAGATGTAAGTAGCTGTTTTGGGCAAGCGTGCGGTTAGGAAGTTTCTTTTTCACTTCCACCACCGCACGTTCACTAAACAGCTTGTTTACATACTCTTTGAACTTGGGTATTTGATATTCATTCTTCAAATCGAAAATCATACGCTAAAAAGGCAAATCATCCTTTGCATTACCATTCGCATCAACCGGAGGCGGAAAATCCTGCGGTTGATGATAAGTCGGCTGTGGTGGTTGTGTTGGTGCTGTTTGTGGGGATTGTGATACACCCCCACGCCCTTCTATTTTATAGCATCGAATAGACGCCATACGTTTAAGCTCTCCATCCTGATTCGTCCAAGAACGTCCCTGTAAGACAAATAATACAGTAACAACATCACCCCGATTAAAGCGGTCAAGTTCTGTACACTTGTCACCCGAAAACTCTAAGGGAATAATGTTTTCATACTCGCTACGCTCTCCCGTATAAGGATCATAAGTGGTAGCGTCTAAAATAAACTCCCGTTTCGTAAATGAGGAACCACCGTTTTTGGATGGGATTTGAACGGTTTGTCCGATTTCGATAATTCTTCCAGTTATTTGATTTGCCATTAATTTTCTCCTCCAAAAATCTTTTTATCGGTTATAAGTTCCCTGTTCTCTTCCAAGAACCGGATAAACTCCTCACAATGATTAGTAAGAATAGGAATATCACGTTCAGGATTGAAAACGTATG